TGAATGATGAAGCGAGGATCCCGACCAGAGGAAGCACGGAGGCGGCTGGTAATGACCTGTACTCGCTTGAGGAAGCTGTAATCAGACCGGAAGAGGTCCATATCTTCGGCACCGGTTTTGCAGCGGAGATTCCGCCGGGATACTTTGGAGCTATCTTCTCGCGGTCCGGGATGTCCACAAAAAGAGGATTGACCGTATCCACCGGTGTATCCGTCATAGACAGTGATTATCGGGGAGAGATATTTGTAGGACTGCGAAATGAATCTGCAGAAGACCAGGTAGTGCATAAGGGCGACAGGATTGCTCAGCTGGTTATCCTGCCGTATAAGGAAGTATTCTTTCGGGTTTCCGATGTACTCCACGAATCGGAGAGAAAATCCGGCGGCTTCGGCAGCACCGGAAGGTAATAACTGAACAAGGGGGAGCAACGTTGAACAAAGACATTTTGCAGGACTATATTGATACCTGCGCTCTGATCCGCGAATCGGAGGAGGCACTGAAAAGACTGGAGAGCAGGCAGAGGGATATGACGAAGGATTCTGTCAGGGGATCCATGCATGATTTTCCTTATGCCGCGAAAACCTTTGTGGTGGAGGGAGTGGATTATTCCGAGATCAGGCAGAAGGCGATTCATGCGGAGCTGCGTATCCAGGAAGAGAGAAAACGCAGAGCAGAGCAGCTGAAACTCGAGGTTGATCAGTGGATGGTTGAGCTCCCGAGCCGGATCCAGAGGATTATCAGGTACCACTATTTCGAAGGATTGACCTGGGAACAGACGGCGGCACGGATTGGAAGAAAGGCAAATGGGGAGAGTGTCAGAAAGGAACTGAAAAAATATATGAAAAAATAAAAAGTTTTTCCGGTTTTTCCGTTTTTTCCGGTTCCCATCTGATATAGTTATCCTGAAGATAGTATATTCAATGCTTTTTTCAATTCCTTCCCTGAGGGGCCTTCGGTATTTGACTGCCGGAGGTCTCTTTTTATATGAATTTCAAAACAGACGAATACGAGGTGAATGCTCTTGCCAAAGGCCAAGAACGCGAAAGCAGACGAAGCCCTGAAGCTATACCGGCAAGGGCTGAAACTTATCGAAATATCGGAACAGTTGGGTGTGCCTGAGGGAACGATCCGCAGCTGGAAGAATAGACAGCAATGGGATGAAAACGTTGCAACGGAAAATTGCAACGTTGCAAAGCGAAAGCGTGGCGCTCAGCCGGGAAATAAGAACGCGTCAGGTGCTCCTCCAGGGAATAAGCACGCTGAGAAGTACGGTTTCCTTGCGAAATACCTGCCTGATGAGACGAAGGAGATCTTCGACTCGGTCGCACATGCTGATCCGCTTGATCTCCTGTGGCACCAGATCCAATTGCAGTATGCCGCTATCCTCCGGGCCCAGAAGATCGCATTTGTGAAAGATCAGCTGGATATGACAAAGGAGACGGTATCCGAGTCAGACACCGGCGAGTCCTGGGACATACAGCAGGCATGGGACAAGCAGGCAGCATTTCTGTCTGCCCAGAGCCGAGCCATGGGAACGCTGTCCAACCTGATCAGACAGTACGACAAAATGCTTCAGGATCGTGGCGAGCACGCTACCGAGGAGCAGAAACTGCGGCTTGAGAAGCTGCGGGCGGAGACTGAGGTTGTCAAGAAACGTGTTGAAGAGGATACTTTGGAAGCTCCGGATGACGGTTTCCTTGAAGCACTCAACAGCACTGCAGCGGAGGATTGGGCGGAATGAGAACACGAAAAGCCATATTCCAGTTCAAGCCTTTTTCCAGGAAGCAGCGGCAGGTGCTGAACTGGTGGTGCGATGACAGCCCTGTAAAGGACAAGGACGGAATCATAGCAGACGGAGCGATCCGATCAGGAAAGACGGTGGCAATGTCACTGTCTTTTGTTTTATGGGCGATGTCACATTTTGAAAACCAGAATTTCGGCATGTGCGGAAAAACAATCGGATCCTTCCGCAGAAATGTGCTTTTCTGGCTGAAAGCCATGTGCAAGTCCAGGGGATACACTGTTACTGATAAACGAGCGGATAATCTCATTGTCATCAGCAGAAATGATGTCACAAATTACTTTTACATATTCGGCGGCAAAGACGAACGCTCCCAGGATTTGATCCAGGGCATTACTCTGGCCGGCGTTTTCTTTGATGAAGTCGCCTTGATGCCGGAGTCTTTTGTGAATCAGGCAACAGGGCGCTGCTCAGTGGCAGGCTCAAAGCTGTGGTTCAACTGCAACCCGGATGGCCCGCGACACTGGTTCAAGCTTAACTGGATCGACAAGATAGGCAGCCAGGGGGATGACACCAAGAATCTCCTGTATCTGCACTTCACAATGGACGACAACCTGAGCCTTGCGGAAGAAATCAAAGAGAGATTCCGCAGGATGTACTCCGGTGTCTTTTTCAAAAGGTACATCCTTGGGCTGTGGTGCATGGCGGAAGGCGTGATTTATGACATGTTCTCAGAGGAAATTCACGTCAAGCCGATTACGGATATTTCACCCTTGTTGGTCGAGCGAAGAAAAGCACGGTATGTAAGCATAGACTATGGTACCCAGAATGCAACAGCAATGCTTTTGTGGAATAAAGGAACTGATGGAAAATGGTACTGTATCCGGGAATACTATTATTCCGGCCGTGATGAGTCTAAGCAGAAAACAGATGCGGAATATGCATCAGATTTGGGTGAATGGCTCGAAGAAACACCGATAAGGGCAGTGATCGTTGACCCTTCAGCTGCATCATTTATAGCAGAGCTGAGAAAACATGGGTACAGTGTGATCAAAGCTGATAATGATGTTTTTGATGGAATCCGCCTGGTAGGGACCATGTTCAACAGGCAGAAAATAGTAATAAGCAGTTCCTGTGTCAACCTGATCATGGAGCTGCTTTCCTATGTGTGGGACAAGAAGGCTGCTGAGCGCGGCGAAGATAAGCCGGTCAAGTTCGGGGATCACGCGGTCGATGCGCTGCGTTATTTCGTGTATACAGTGATCAGCAATAAAACTGCCCAGGTAAAAGACAAGAAAAAAGCGGGCTTCCAATAACCTGAGAGAGGTGAAGATTTATGTACGTATTTACGATGCCGGAGGATAAATGGGATGAACAGAACCCGAACCGTCAGGCAATTCTTCAGCTGATCCAGAAACATGCGGCATATGCTCCACAACTGGCGAAGCTGAAGCAGTATTATGAGGGCAGGCATGAGATCCTGAATGAATCGAAGCGTGAGAACAGGCTTGTCTGCAACCATGCAAAAGATATAGCAGATACCGCAACGGCATACTTTATCGGTGAACCGGTGTCATATAAAAGCGTTGCAGATATCAGCGCCCTTACAGAAGCCCTGGAAGCCGCAAACGCAGATGAAACCGATGGAGACAACGGACTTGACCTTTCCATATACGGCAGGGCTTATGAGTACATCTACACAAAAGAAAGCGATACGATCCTGCAGACGAAGAACCTGGAACCTGAAGATACCTTTGTTGTTTATGATGACAGCATTGAGCAGAATGAGCTCTTTGCTGTCTATTATTATGTCCGGAAAGATGATTCTGATACTTCGGGGGTTGTCCATTATATCGCGACAGTTCTCTCGATGAATTACCGCTGGGTTTTTGACCTGAATTCCATCACAGCGGAAAGCTCTGTTCTGGAAGGACCGACTCCACATTTCAAGGGAGAGGTTCCGGTAGTGGAATACCTGAACAATAAGCTGGCTATCGGCGATTATGAGCTGCAGATCCCGCTGATCGATGCATATAACGCCCTGATGTCCGACCGGATCACTGACAAGGAACAGTTCATTGATTCAATCCTGATTCTCTACGGGACGCTGCTCTCTGATGAGGATGCGGAAGAAGAGGGTGACGGAAGCGGCAGTGACGCTGCCATGGACCGGCTCAGAAAGAAGAAACTCATGGAGATGCCGACAGGATCCAAGGCTGAGTACCTGACCAGAACATTTGATGAAACTGGTGTCGAGGTGTTGAAAAAAGCGCTGGAGCAGGATATTCACAAGTTTAGTCATATTCCCTGCATGACGGATGAGTCCTTTGGGGGAAATGTATCAGGCGTCGCGATGGAATTCAAACTCCTGGGGATGGAGAACATCACGAAAATCAAAACAAGATATTACCGGAAGGGCCTGAAGAAGCGCATCCGGATATTCTGCAGATGGCTGGTCACGAATGCCCGGGGAAACATTGACCCGAATACTGTGACGGCAATTTTCACCAGGGCAATGCCAAAGAACCTTCTTGAGATCAGCCAGTACGTTGCCAACCTGAGCGGCACTGTAAGCAAAAAGACGCTCCTCTCGCAGATACCGTTCGTGAATGATCCCGAGGAAGAAATACGGCTGGTCGAGCAGGAAAATGCAGAGGCTGTAAAGCACCAGCAGGAACTGTTTGGCCGGACTGCCAACGAACCGCCGGAAGAAGAGGAAGAGGAACCGGAAGAAATTGCGCCGGCGCAAAAAGAGGAGATAGATGAAGAATGACAAATACTGGGCGAACCGTGCCGCGAAGCTCATGTATGGGTTCATGGACGAGGCTGAAGACGAAGCTGACAGCATATCGAAAATCTACGAGAGGGCATCCGGATGGCTGAGTATTGAGGCGGAGGAAATCTTTGAACGGTTCCGTATGAAGCACGGGCTCTCTGAGAAGGAAGCCCGCAGGCTGCTTAGCAAGATCAGGGATAAAGAGGACCTGCAGGAGCTGATGCGGAAGCTTGAAGCGGGTGATTATTCGGAAATGGGAAAGCAGGAGCTGATCCGCGCACTTGAGGCCCCTGCATATCGGGCACGGCTGGAACGGCTCCAGCAGCTCCAAAACCAGATCAGCCTGATTATGAGGGACGTGTATCAGCAGGAACTTCAGAGAACCACACAGTTTTACACGGATCTTGCCAATGAAGCATATTACCGGTCCATGTTTGAAGTACAGCAGAGAGCCGGTTACGGATTCAGCTTCAATCATCTGGACAATAAAACTGTGAACAGGATCCTGAAATCGAAATGGTCCGGGAAGAACTATTCGAGCAGAATATGGAAGAATACGGCTGCGCTGGCGGAAACAGTCAAGGAGGAGGTACTGATCAGCTTCATCACTGGCCGGACGGACAGGGAAGCTGCCGAGGTGATCCGAAATAAATTCGCATCCGGAGCCATGGAGGCCAGGCGGCTGATCAGGACCGAAAGCGCATTTGTTTCCGGGGAAGTGACAGCCAGGGCATATAAAGAGGCCGAAATAGAAAAGTACCGTTACGTGGCAATCCTTGACCTGAAGACCTCGGAGATCTGCCGGGAACTTGACGGGCAGGAATTCGCACTGAAGGACAAGAAGGTTGGAACGAACTATCCTCCGATGCATCCCTGGTGCCGATCGACAACGATAGCAGCTCCGACAGCCGAAGAACTGGCAAAGATGAAGAGAAGAGCCAGGGATCCTGTTACTGGAAAGACATTTCTGGTATCGGCTTCAATGACGTACAAGGAATGGTACGACAGGTTCGTGAGAGGGAGTCTCGAGGCTGGCAAGAACAAGAGACGGCCGGAAGAAAATATGGCCACAGCAGAAGGGCAGAAGGAGCGGATCTATCAGGCTGAGTTGAATGCGAGAGTGAACCCAAAAGAGAAAACTGAAGATGAAATGAAAGTCAAGGGATTGGCAAAAGCAAACGCGTTGTTTGTTAATAAGAACGAACGTTTATTTATAAACGCAAGTAAAATTAAGAAACTGCCTGACTATGAGGATTTCACTTGCCATGCCACACCAGACGTATTTCAAATTGATTTAGTGGGAGAAGGTAGAGAAGAGGAATTTATTGATTTATCGCCGCAAGAATACGCCAAAAGAATAAAGAATTCAACTGTCTATAACGGTGGAAAAATAAGAATTATCAGCTGTCAAGCTGGCGCGAAAGAAGATGGCGCTGCACAGCAACTGTCTGATGCTTTAGGAGTGGATGTTCTTGCACCAACAGAAATAGTAAATGTCGATGATGACGGAAATATTTTCCTTACAGATAATGACATACTTGCTCAAATGTGGTATAATTCTGATGAGAAAGATAGTTTCCATGAAACAGGTTCATGGAAAGTGTTTCATCCAAGGAAAAAGGCAGGCGAGCGTCATGTTAATACTGGGAATGTATGAGGAGTTTGGCCATGGGATGGGATTCCCGAGTATGAAAGACTATTTTGCAAAAGAGCCTTATCAAGGAATGGAAAAAATTGCAAAGTATCTTGAAAGTGGAAAGCCTACATTTGCCCAAGCTCATATTCCAAGGGATTTTTTTACAGGAGAAATAATCCCTATTGAGAGCACAGGAAAGACTGATGGCGAGTATTCATGGATGAGTGTTTTGCCTTATTATGTGAGAAAGTATAATTTGAAATTGCCAAAAGAGTTTGAAAACAAAGTGTTGTCACTTTAATACCACCACCCACGCGGCGGTGGTATTTTTATGCACAAAAGGAGGATGCCATGAATTTCGGTAAAGCAATTGAAGCAGTTAAAGACGGGGCAAGGATAGCAAGAGACGGCTGGAACGGCAAGAACCAATATGTGGAACTCGCTACCTGCATCTCTTACAAAAATGCTGCGGGAGAGATCGTCAACGTGGATCATGACGCGATCGGGAATAATGCCCTTGCGTTTGTCGGTACATCCGGCGTGCAGCTTGGCTGGCTCGCTTCTCAGGCGGATATGCTGGCGGATGACTGGAAGATCATCTAAGAAGAAAGGGGTGATATATATTGAACCTGAAAACCACAAAACGGTATGCCGACAGGATCACGAAGGAACTTGTCGAGCCAGGCACGATCCTGAAGGAAGTGCCTGAGGTAAGGGCGAGGGAATTGATCGCGGCGGGGGCAGCGGATGAGCTGCACGAAAAGAAGAAGACAAAATCGAACAAGGAAGATAATACAGCACCTGAGGCCTGATCAGCCAGTGGTGCTTTTATTATGCTCCGGAACGAGGATAAACTACCACCGCAATGAACTGGGCGCGAAAAGCGAATGGTTTGGGGCAAAGACTCCGCAATGGACTGGGCATGAAAATGAATGGGCTGGGGCAAAACCGCAATGGGCTGGGCGCAAATATGTGAATGGCCTGGGGCAAAAACAGAAAGGACACGAAAATGAGAAACAAAGCATTCAGAGCATTAGTAAACTGTAAGATTCCAATGAACCTGCAGATGTTTGCAGAAGGTGCAGCAGACCCCGGGGAGGAAGGATCGCAGAAGGGAACGGGTGGCGGAACAGGCAGCCCGGATCGGAATGATCCTGATCCAGAGGAAGACCATGAACACACAGACGGTCCTAAACCAATATCCTTTGATGACTTCCTGAAGAAGCCGGGGAATCAGGCAGAGTTTGACAGGAGGGTGCAGAGGTCAATTGACACTGCGATTACGAAGGCGAAAGAATCCTGGCAGGCAATGACGGACAATAAAGTATCGGAAGCTGAGAAGCTTGCAAAAATGACAGCTGCTGAAAAAGCGCAGTATCAGGAGCAGCAGCGCATCAAGGATCTGGACAGGCGTGAAGCTGAACTGAACAGAAAAGAACTGATGGCCACTGCAAAGAATACGCTGGCAGACAGGGGACTTCCGTCTGACCTTGCTGAAATTCTTGATTACACGGATGCTGATGCCTGCAGCAGGTCGATCGATACGGTAGAGAAAGCAGTCAGGGCAGGCATCGAGGCAGGCGTCAAAGCCAGGATACAGGGAAGTGCACCTATAAAAAAAGCTCCCGAAAGTGCACATGAGGACGCAATGAAGAAAACGGTTTACGATGCTGTGAAGCACGGACTTTTCTAAGAAAGAGAGGATAAAGAACTATGCCAATCAATACTATCACATATGCACAGATCCTGATGCAGGCTCTTGATGAGGCTGCGGTAAGAGATGCAGTAACCGGCTGGATGGATGCCAACGCCGGACAGGTAAGATACAACGGCGGCAATGAGGTGAAGGTTCCGCAGATGTCCACACAGGGCATGGCGGACTATGACAGGGATTCCGGTTATGTACAGGGAGCTATTACTCTGGCATGGAAGACCCTGACTATGACGCAGGACAGGGGGCGTAAGTTCCAGATCGACGCAATGGATGTTGACGAGACAGCATTCGTCTCCACCGCCGCGGCAGTAATGGGAACCTTCCAGAGAACACAGGTTATTCCTGAGATCGATGCTTACAGACTTTCCAAACTGGCGAGTGTGGCAATTGCTGCAGCAGTTACAGGTATGGTCGTATATGGCCAGACCATTAGTGGAAGTTCTTCCACGCTGAGAAAAATCAAAGAAGGGATCAAGGCTGTCCGCGAGCAGGGATACAACGAGCCGCTTATGGTCCATGCAAACGACAGCACAGTAATGGAACTGGAACTGGAACTTGCAGGAAACCTTCGCTCTGAGACCTGGTCTGTCGGTGGCGTGAACACTCAGGTTCCTGTCGTTGATGGAGTTATGGTCATTCCGACTCCCGCAAACCGTATGTATACAGCCATCACTATCAATGACGGTACCACTTCCGGTCAGGAAGCTGGCGGTTATGCAAAAGGCGCAACCGGAAAGGATGTCAACTTCATTGTTGTCCCGAGATCGGTTCCGCTTGCCATCACCAAGCAGGATAAGATGAGAATCTTTGACCCGGATACTTACCAGAAAGCAGATGCGTGGGCACTGGATTACAGAAGATACCATGACCTCTGGGTTATGGACAACAAGAAGGGCTCCATTTATGTGAGCGTGAAAGACGCACAGCAGTGATCCTGATCAGGGGCAATATAGAACGAGTGGCCGCGAACCCGGCGGCCATCGAAGCCCTGAAGAAGCAGGGATATACCCCGGTACTGCCGGAAACGCAGCCGGTTACTGCCCCGGATAATGGATCAGAGATGAATCCTGCTCAGGAGGATGTGCCGGAAGATCTCCATTCCATGAAGGTGCAGGAGCTCCGGATGCTTGCCAGGCAGAAAGGAATCGATGGAGCCACTGCCATGACCAAGGCCGAACTGATCAGTCTTCTGGAGGTGTGAGCCGCATGCAGGATATCGAGAGGGAAATAGAGAAAATCACTACATTGACGGGGGAGACCGACGAGGAGCTGATTACACTCCTGCTGGAAGATGCGGAGAGCTGGATCCTGTCATATACGAACCGGACAGTGCTTCCTGCGGCCCTCGACCGGGTGGCCCGTGATCTTGCAGTCATCTCACTTAACCGCATGGGGACAGAAGGAGAAACCGGTCGGAGCGAAGGCGGGGAAAGCTACAGCTTTGACAATGCGCCTCCGCGGATCTACGATATCCTGAACAGGTACCGGCTGGCAAGAGTGGGAGGAGTTGCACATGAGACTAAAGCGGTCACGCCTTAAGACATACAGCGTAAAAAAGCACATCACTGAAAAGGATTCTGAAGGAAACACATACGAAATCTGGTCAGAGGCTGCAGCGATGCTGTCGGCTGAGATATGGCCTGCATCTGGAAAGGTTCAGACAGAAATGTATGGTGAACGCCTTCCGTATATCCGGAACGTGAGGATCAACGGGAAGTATTGCGTTGCATACGATGAAAAAGGCATGGTTCACTATCTGGTAGAGGGAACCGGAGGGAGTCAGGACGCTTATGCGGTGAAGGACGGAGAAAACTACCGATCTCCCCAAGGCGTGCTGCTTACTGTGCTGGAAGCAGCTGACCGGCTCCCTTCTTCACTGATCGACCTGCAGGAACTCGACGGGCTGTTTCTTTACACTGGTATCGGAGCCGGGCCGGACTATAAAATCATTTCAATCAGGCCGGAGCGTTTTATCCGTCTGGAGGCGGAAAAGATATGAGCATCACGGGTGTAGAGAGCCTGGAAAGAAGGCTCGATGAACTGTCAGGGTACAATATGAGGCAGGCCGTGGCCAGTGGGATAGAAAAGGTCCGCAGTACAGCAGTATTCCTTTGCCCGGGCGAGTCCGGCGAACTGCGGCAGAGCATTTACACGCAGGTGGAAGAGCGCGGCGGGATTGTTACAGGGACATGCTATACAAATAAGGCCTATGCCATTTATGTGGAATTCGGAACCGGCCCGAAAGGAATGAGAAGCCATGAGGGGATATCTCCGGATGTCGCAGTCTCTTATTCGACATCTCCCTGGTGGATCCACGAAAGCATGATCGACAAAGCACTGGCCGAAAAGTATCACTGGTTCAAAATAAACACCAGGAATGGAGTCTTTTACCAGTGCTCCGGACAGGAGGCACAGCCGTTTATGTATCCGGCCTTGAAGAACAACGAGAAAGAACTTGTGGAGGGTATCCGGGCTGACTTCCAGGCATTTGTTAAGGAGCTGACCAATTAATGAAGAACGTTAAAGATCAGGTATACAGGGCGCTCTGCACGGTTACGGATAACGTCTCTGATGTGTATCCTACCCAGTGGGCGGACGGATTCACCATCCAGTACACCGAGGAAGAAAACAGGGTGTATGAGCGTACCGGGAACCAGGAGCAGACAGCTATGGTCCGGTACCGGATTGATATCTGGGACAGGCAGAGTACATCCGCTGCAGCGCTGGCTGTTGACCGTGTGGTTTCGGAGCTGGGACTCGTTCGTACCGGATGCAATGATGCACCGGATCCGTCCGGGTACAAGCACAAGGTAATGAGATACGAAGGTATCATTGACATGAACTCAGATATTGTTTTCTGGGAAATATAATAAGTAGGAGGAAATGAGATATGCTGGCAAATGGAGCTACACTTGCGTACAAAGAAAAAGGTGGAAGCGGAGATTACACGAACCTTCCGGGCCTGAAGGAAATCCCGGAGATGGGCGTGGATCCGGAACGTGTTGAGAACACCGACCTCAGCAATACCCATAAAATGTACGAACTCGGAATCGGCGATCTCCCGGAGATGACATATGTGTTTAAATATGCAAACACTGCCGCCACCAGTCCGTATAGAGTTATGCGGGCTTATGAGGAGAGTAAGACAGTCCTCTCGTTCAAGGAAACACTGTTTGACGGAACCACGACGGAATTCGACGCACGGGTTTCGGTAGAACGGACCGGCGGCGGGGTAAACGGGGTGATTGATTTCAACCTGACCATGGCCGTGCAGTCTGATCTTACAATTACAGATCCGGCCTGATAATGGAGAGCGGCAGTTACCGGGAAAACCCGTGGCTGCCGCTTTTAACATGTGACAATAAAAAGCATAGAAAAGGAGAATGATAGAAATGGGCGGCGGACTTGACGATTTTGATAATGAAGAAATGACTGAAGAAAAGAACGAGAGGGCTGAGGTCGTAGACCTGGACGAAGAGAGAAAGAAAAGGAAGCCTTTCCACTACTGGAAGGTTGGCAATACAGAATACAAGCTGAAACTGGATGTTGAGACGACCTGCAAACTGGAGGATAAGCTGAAGAAAAGCCTGATAGACATCCTTGACAGCACCCCGCCTCTTTCCGCGATGCTGACGATTATCCAGGGTGCAATGCGGCCGTGGCATCATGGCATCAAATATGATGACGTGAAGAAGATCTATGCGAGATGGGTCGAAGAGGGCGGTAGCCAGGCAGAGCTGTTTACAAAGGTTGTAGTCCCGACAATGGCGGTGTCCGGTTTTTTCCCGGAAAAGAACGCGCAGGCAATCCTGGAGGAGATCGAGGAGCAGTAACATCCACGACCGGGTATATTTATTCCCTTTATCCAGTTGCCATTTCTGCAGGAATCCTTCCGGAAGATTTCTGGAGACGTTCCATCAACGAAGTGCTTGACATCGTAGAAGCCAGGAACAACGAGGAGATCAGGAACCGGAAAAGGAAAGTCACGGATATATTTCTTCTTGCCGAATTGATCACGGAATATATCGGGAGATCTATGATGGGGAGCAAAGCATCCGGAGAACCTACAATGCCCTGGAATCGTTTCCCGAAGCTGTTTGAGGAAGAAAAGCGTGCGTATGAGCAGGAAAAATCACAGATCGAACAGGATAATTACATTGCACAGAGGAAAGCCTATGCGGCTGAATTCAACAGGCAGAGGCGGTACAGAGTGCAGGACCTGACTACGAATGGAGGGATAGCAGATGCCGGAAGTTGAAAGGCTGAAGGTGACGCTGGAAGCCGACAACAAGAGTTTTAAGCGCGGTATGGCGGACAGTTCCCGGACGGCTGCTCAGCACAGCGAAAAGATCCGCAAAGAAGCTGCGAGTGTAAAAAGCTCCATGAATCCGATCATCGGTGAAATCCGCAAGATTAACAGTTCAATAAAGCAGTCTGCGGGAGCATCTGCTATCGAGAAGATGAAGAAAGGCTTCCGGGACTGGCAGATCAAAGTCGGGTTAAAAGTGAAGACGGAGGAGTACAAGGGTGTAGAATCCGAACTCGCTAAAATGGAAAAAAGGCTCTCCGGGCTGAATCTTGCAGGCAGGATCATGCAGAACCGTGGAGACGATCGGATAGGAACGAGTGCATATAATAAGCTTTCTGCAGATATCAAGGAAGCGGAAAAATCACTGCAGGGATTGATTGCAGCGCAGGAAAAGCTGATAGCCTCCGGGAACCATGAGGAATGGAATCCCAGATACCAGGAACTGGAAAAGCAGGCTGATGAGCAGCGGACAAGCCTTGACAGCCTGCGCGAGAAGCTTGCGCACAGCCAGTTTCTGGTAAGGACGGGGCGGCTAAACAACGACAGCGGTATGATTACTGCAAATGAGAAAAACGTTAAAGCGTATGAGGCAGAGATAGAAAAGCTGGAGAAGGAACTGGAAAGAACCTATTCTGAAATGGAAAAGATGGAAGATTCCGGTAAGATGACAGTTCCAACAGCTGAAGCTAAAAGCCTTGCAGAGCAGATCGAAGCGGCAAAGAAACACATCGGTGAGCTGAAAAGTGAGATGGCATCACTGAAGGCCGCCGGCAAGGACCATGGAACCGATGAATGGATCCGCAACCAGGAAGCGATTAAAAACTGTACAGAGGAGATAAGAGCACTCGAGCAGGAAAAGCAGAAGATGGAGGCTGCCGGCAGTGACGTAACGGCAGGCAGTTTCAGGAACTGGGGAGCTGCTGCAAAAGAAGCAGCAAGAAATGTGAAGAAATCCCTCGATGGCATCATTGGCGTGATCAGACGTACATCAGGTGCTTTCGCTTCATTGCTCCACCGGTTCAGGAACGGAATTTCGGCAGTTAAGAGCTTTGCAGGTTCTGTGGCTAAAAGCATTTCAGGAATCCGCGGGCTGGGGAGTGCATCCAACGGTACCAGCATTGATATAGGGAATCTTGCGAAATCCCTGCTCCGTTACGGCATCGGGATCCGGAGCCTGTTCGCACTGTTCAACAAGATCAGAGGTGCTATTGTTGACGGCTTCGAGAACCTTGCACAGGCAGACAGCGGCGTGAACCAGAGCATTTCAATGCTCATGTCCTCCCTGACGGAACTGAAGAATTCCCTGGCAGCAGCATTTACGCCTATCCTGGAAACCATCGCGCCGATATTGAATGGACTGATCAGGATGCTGATCACGGCGGCCAATGCGGTCGGACAATTCTTTGGTGCACTTACCGGAAAAGGATACTATATTCAGGCGAAAGCCGTGAATGAGGATTATGCGGCCAGCCTGCAGAATGCGGCAAAAGGCACAGACAATCTCGGGAACAATGCTGATAATGCGAATGAGTCTGTGAAGGACCTGAAGAGGACGCTTGCGGGCTTCGATGAGATTACAAAGCTGGATGATACATCTGATAAATCCGGAAGCGGAAATACCGGCAATACCGGAAAAACAGGAAATGCCAATAAATACGGCATCTCACCCGGAGACATGTTCGAGCGTGTGAATATCGACAGCGGTATAAATGATATCGCCCAGATGATCAAGGATGCTTTCATGAATAAAGACTGGGAAGGTATTGGCAGGATGATTGCCGACCTCCTCTGGAAGGGCGTCAAGAAACTTGGCGATCTTTTTGATCCTGACTTCATCAATCCTAAAATAGACGAATTCACGACAGCGGTGGCAGGGATCATCAACGGATTTTTTGATCCGGACAATGACCTGTGGCATGGCCTCGGCGGTGCCCTTGGGAACATCCTGAACGCTGCCGTCAGGACTGCGAATGGCTTGTGGGATAAGGTCAATTTTGAAAACATCGGAAAATCACTCGGCATGTCATTTAACGACCTGATTCAGAAGCTGGATGCTTATGAGATGGGCCGGCTTGTAATGCAGAAATTCAATGCGGTTCTCGACTTCGCGAAAGGATTCCTGGAACAGAATAAGGGCAATTTCACATCCTGGGGAAAGAAATTTGAGGATTTCCTGATGGGTGCACTCGATATGATCAAGCCGAAGAAAATCGCTGAGGTCATCAATCTTGCGGTCAGCGGAGCGATCAATTTCATCGGCGGTGTTGGATGGAATAAGCTCGGCAAAGAGATCGGGAAGAAGCTGGGCGAACTGATTGACAACATAGATGCTGACAATATCGGTCATCTGATCTCGAAAGTCATTACGTCAGGGCTCGATCTTGCGAAAGGATTCCTCGAAAGCATGAGGGATAAATGGTCTACGCTTGGAACGAAAGTCGGTTCCATGCTTGCAACTGCCCTCAATGACATCCAGATGGGCGATATTGAACAGGTGTTGTCCGATGCAATGACCGGTGCGCTTGATTTCCTGGGCAATGCTGTAGACAAGTTTATGTCTGACGGCGGTTTTTTGAAGGTAGGCGAGGCGATTGCAGCAGGGCTGAATGGTGTTCTTGGCAATCCGGAGAATTGGAACAAACTTGGCGACCTAATGCATGACTTACTGATTGGTGCGCTGCAGATTCTCCAGAAAATCAGAGAGAACTTCCACTGGGAAGACGTTTCTAACGCAATTCATGACTCGATAAAGAAAGTAATCGATGACGAATCGTGGGACGAGGCGTTTGAGGAACTTAGCTTATGGGTAGAAGACATTTGCACTTTCATCAACGATGCCCTCCCGACCGAAGCAGAGTGGAAAAAGATTGGTACCAGAATCAGTGAGCTGCTGCAGACAATCCCGTGGAAATCAGTGTTCGGTACCGTGATCCGGGCGATTATCAACATGGTGAAAGGCCTGTGGGAAGGGCTGGGCAGTACATTCGCAGGACATATCATCCAGGGCATCATCGTGTTTAAGATCAGCTACGGCCTGCTGTCTCCATTCTTCTCAGGTATCGGCGATATCATTAAGGGTGAGATTGTTAATAGACTTATCGGCGGCAGAATAAAAACGATGCTTGGAAGCGGTCTGACCAAAGGCGCAACAGATGCGGCCGGAATTGTGTCGGGAAATGTTGGGCTTGGATTATTCTCCAGTGCAATCGGAAGCGCTCTGCTTTCTGCCGGTGGTATTATAGCCGGTGGCGTTGTATTCCTTGATGCCTGCAAATTATTCGCGCAGGGCATTGATTTACTTGGTGGTGGGAATGGCCAGATTTCCGAGACAGGTTCTGCCTGGCATGACTTTGCCTCACAGCTGTCAGAAAGCAAGGCAATTACTTCGGATGAAAAAGACGAGATTGATAAGCTGATTGAGTCCATGGAGTCCAGTAATGCTACAACCGAAGAAATGGGAACTGCCGTTACGCAGGCACTCAGTGATGCAGGTGTTTCCGCATCCGAATATAAGAGCGCGATGGAAAGCACGGCAACTCAGATATCAACAACAGCCGGCCAGTTTGATGAAATGAACCGTAATCTCGGTAAATTTGGAGAGGGCGTAAGCCAAACAAAGGACACTATCGATATGTCCGTACCCAGTATGTCTGATGCGTTTGGAGGTATCAGAGATGTCTTGTTTGATATGTATAGTGAAGGCATTCCGGGCGTTTCCGATGGATTCTCTAATCTGGATTACGTCCTTAATCAGGTTCAGACAGGCAGCGCGCCAGATGCTCAGTCAGCCCTTGATGCTATTGTCATGACTCTTGGTCAGGATTCCGAAGCCGCTCAAATCTTCATGGACAAAATGAAAGAGAAGTTTCCGGAAGCAGTGGTAAGCGGAGCAACCCAGTCCTCTGCAGCTATGGATGAAACGAAGCAAAGCATCAATGAGTCTCTGAAAGGGATAGAGAAGCAGGCATCGACAACCGGGATAAACGTCAAGGACAGCCTGGTCAAAAATCTCCGTGAATCGAGGACGGAAGGCGGCAAAGAACTTGGTGAGATATCTGCCACGGCCAAACTGCACCTCGGGAATGTTGCAAAGGCGGCAAATGAGAATGGGGCAAAAGCCAAAAGTGATTATGTCGGGCATATCATCAAGACAAAGACAGACAGTAACCGGGAACTTGGTGAGATTTCAGCTGCAGCCAAAACCAATTTTGAGAAGGTCGTTCGGTCTGCAAACGACAACGGCGTGAAAGCGAAGAGCGATTACGTCAGGAGCATCGCAGGAGCGAAGTCGGAGAGCGACAGGGAGCTGAGCGCGGCGGCATCCAGTGCTGAGAGGCATCTTTCTGGGGTTGCGCGGACAGCAAAAGAGAAAGCGGAAGAGGCAAAAGTGCATATCTCCGATAAATTCGGCGTTGCCAGCAAGGAAGTTGACAGCAAGACCGGAGCCATGAATACCGACACATACAAGAACATGCAGCTGCAGTTCGGCCAGGTCAAATTCTTCACCGATAACATGTCGTCTTACATCGACAACGAGTGGAAGAAGATCAGCCGCAATATGAGCAGCACGATCATGCCGGATTTCAAGGACGCGGTCGGAACCGGAATGATGAACACACTCACAGCTGTGAGCGGATTTGTTGGCCGGATTTCTGACAAAGTCGGAGAGCTGTCCGGCAAGCTCAGTACAAAAGGATCTGAGGCGGGACAGTCGTTGAAAGACGGTCTCACTTCCGTGGATTTCGGGTACGTTGGGTCAAGCATTGTGAACTCGATCACCTCCGCATTTGACGGAATCGGAACCAGCTTGTGGCAGGTCGGATACAATGCGATTGCGAACATCCAGAACGGCATGAATACTGCAGGCCTGAAGGTTCCGCACGTCGGATGGGACTGGCAGACGGTTTACTATGGCGACAACAACTGGGTGCAGGTTCCGAATTTCAATGTCCAGTGGTACGCCAAGGGTGGTCTGTTTAAGGTTCCGACCATTGCTGGTTTTGGTGAAGCAGGTGATGAGGCAGCGCTTCCGCTGACAGACAGATCTGTCATGAGCAGGATCGCGAACGCGATTGTAGATGCCGGCGGCGTTGGAAACAGCCTTTCCCGTGACGACATGATCGAGGCAGTCGCAACAGGCGTAGCAATGGCGATGGCACAGAATCCGCAGACAGTTGAAGTGGTTGTGCAGTCTGTCCTGAAAGCGGATGATGAGAAACTTGCGCAGGCAGTCAGCCGAGGACAGGCAAGACTCGATCAGAGATACAATGCGACTCCGGCTTACGGCTACTAAACACAATGAGGGGCATCCTGCCAATGACGGGGTGTCCCTTTTACAATATAAGGTGGTGAATTGACATGCCTAATACAAATAACAGTCTGATCAT